CTTTGTTCTCTATTAATTGTCCCCCTCTTTTGTCTCTCTCTTAATTCTTCAAGGGAAATCTCTTGATACTTCTTAAGCCTGTCTCTAATATCAGCAAGCTCAGGGTTTTCATCAATCTCTTTTTCGATTGAAGCTTGTATGCCCTCAAGTTTCTTGATATAGCCGTCAAGAAACTCCGACAATTGCTCGTCTGTAAATGTATCAAAACCTTCGGGGAGTTCGTCATATATATCATCAATATACACACCTTGCAAGATGTCATAAAGCTGTTCAAACACACTTGCGGCATCGCCTTTGAGTGTACAGCAATTCATCTTGCCACGCTTGTTTTGGTAGTATATATCAATCTCTGTATGCCTTGGTACTAAATATTGTTTCTTTGTGTCTTCAAGTGAAAGTGATGACTCTTTTCTGAAAGATATTCCATCAATCCTTCTGATAACAGGGTTAACAAACTCTTTAATCTCGTCTCCGATTTTAACACAAATAATTCTTGAATAGTAACCCAATTGAGGAGCTGCCATGCCAAGAACATTGTATTCTTCTATCGCTTTATTAAGTTCGCCAACTACATGTTCAATATAGTCTTTTTCTTTCTTAGTATCAAGTTTATCCGAAAAAATATCAGTCTTCTTCACAATTTCCATCTTTAATCTTCTTTCCTTTCAAATTATGCTTTTGTAACAACTAAAGTATATTCATCAGAGTCCATATTACCATACAATGCTATATCATATGTTTCGCCAAGCATGTGTATCTCTACTTCGTCTGCGCTTACCTTGCTCGTGTCAAAGTCTTCTTCCAAATCATCTGACTGAGTGAGTATTGTATACCAACCACTAAGTTCAAAAAGGCTTTTAGCGGTCACAACATAACCGTCATCGGTCATCTCGCCTTCTTCGTCAATGCCAACACTCTTTAAGAAATCTTCCATTGTTCAATTCTCTCCAATGCTTCTTCATTCTCTGCTATAACATCATTAGCGGAATTATTACCAAACTTTTCCTTCATTCTGCTTAAATAATGGTTCTCGAACCTCTTGGCTTTCTCCTTGCGTTTAGGTTTATCAAGCAAATACATCATATAAGCAAGTCTGTCTCTGTTGGCTTTGATAACATCAATATCTTTTTTAATATCATCAACAATATCTTCTGAGATATTATTTTCTTTTTCAATCTCAGCCAAGTCTGATAACAAATCCTAATATTGACTCTGCACAAGTGCAAAGTACTCATCTACATCTCTTCTTGCCATACATCTTTCCTTTCTTCTGAAGAAATATTTCTAACATACTTATTATATAACAAAACATGTTTTAAGTCAAATAAAAGCCGAATATCTTAAAGGGCTTTTACCTCTAAAATACTCGGCTTATTGTTATTGTTTAATCGGTTTCAATTCAGTTATTGACGAGCAGAGGCAGTATTGATTTTGCTGTTCAGCGTTTCGTAATCAATCTCAAATCTGTCGTAGTTAAGAGTCATCTCAACCTTCATGATTTCACTTGTGCCATCATAACTTACATTGCCTACTGGTTTAACAGATGTTGGGAAGACACCGTAAAGTTTCCACGCTCTAACAAGTTGCCAAGTAGGAGTGTATTGGAATACGTGAGCCGTTCTCTTGTAGTCTTGGGCAAGACCAACTTTATCAGTCTTCATATTGTAAACAAGCTGGAACCAAGCAAGGGCTACATCATATGTTCTTGCACCTATATAGTCAGTAAGTGTGAATGTACCGCTATGAGTGAAGCTAGGAGAACCAGCATAAACAACTTCTGAATTACCCCTCTTAACGGGTGTAGTGTTTACACCAATCTCAGGCAAGAATGATGCAGTTGTTGACACTCTAAGAACATCTTCTACGTTATAGAGATAAGGGTCATCCTATCCACCAACCGTTGAGTCTGTAGCCTTGGAGAACTTAAGGAGCTTGTCATTGTCATCTTGTGAGAAATCAACTACAAACTCGTAGTGGTTACTTCTCTGAGGCTCATAAATTCTTGTGTCGCTCAATTCCCTGAATGCACTTGGCGGTACTGCTCCATAGGTGTCAGATGTATTGAGAAGGTCTTTCTGGCTCGGAATATTATTAATATCGTTTAATCTAATTGTTCCTGACATTTTAATTACATCTCCTTAATTATTCTGTCTCTACAGTTACGCTTCCGTCTTCAAGGAGTTTAACTGTAATTTCAAAGTCTTCTACTGCGTAAATCGGTACTACGAGTATTTCAGCCTTGATTAAAGCCTTTTCATCGCTCGGAACTCTGTTAACACTATAAGCCTTTAAAGCGCCTGCATTCTGCATTGAAAGGAGAAGCTCATTGATAGGATTAGTGAACTTAACCCATGTTGCAAGAGTGTCATTCTCAAACAAGCAAACCTTAGCAGCCTCATAAGCTGTTTTCTGAATCTCACAAACGAGGTTTCTAATGTTAAGGAAGTTTGTAGCCTTTAAACCACCATCAGCCTTAGCAAGAGTTCTATTGCCCCAAATTGTAAGTCCATAAGGTCTCACGTAAGTCATAGGGTTAATTGAGTATCCGTCTTTTGTTTGAATGTCATTGGCAACAGTGTTTGTAAGGTTGTAAATACTATGGAGTTCTTTAATTCCATAAACTTCACCACGGTTAACACCAGCGAATGCAAAGTATGAATTGTAGTGCTTAATGCCATTTGCAAGAGTTCTGAGGTAACCGAATGAAGGTGGCATAAGTCTTACAGTGTTTGTAATACCAATTACATATGTTGCCCAAGGAGTGAACATTGATGCGTATTTTCCTTCATTACTCAAAGTACTGTCTTGCAGTGCGCTGAACAAACTCTTAGTTCCGTACCAAGGTCTGAGTACGTTGTCAGCAGGGTCGATTATAGCGTAGCAATCACCACGTTTTGCACAAAGCTTAAGAATGTTATTAATAGTGCCACTCGGAGTGAATGTGCTATCATCATATGTGCCTTGGTTGAATATCGGATATCCACCACTTGTTACATACTTAAATCCATATTCACCGATATCGAAGATTTCGTAGTTTGTATAAACACCATGTGTTCCGTCATACTCTTCTTCGTCAGGTCTACCAGTCTTAGTGGATTCAAAGGCATCGTAGAGAGCCGTGACATCAACATCCTCAACGTTTCTGTAGAAGCACTCTACATCTTCGTCAAGCTCAACTTTCGTAACCATTGCAACGTCTTCGAAGTAAACTGGCATACCAGTGTAAATCAAATCTTTTGCATACACATAGGATATTTCTTCGTCTCCCTCATTGTAGAAGTAATGAGCATCAGTTGCCTTTCCGGGGAGTTCATACTGCTTGAATGTAGGAAGTTCTCTTGCCTTATTAAATGCTGTAGCATCTGCATAATTGTCAATTGTCCATTCGAATGGCTTTGCTCCAAAAATGTCATTGAAGTCTTGTGTGCCATCAACGTAGACAGGTGTATTCATTGGACTTGGCGCTACATAGCCATCCTCGATTTCTACCCAAGTATATGTGTCGGGCGTTCCAGTTGTAACTGCTGTACATTTCCAAATCTTTTTATCATAGGTATTGACAAACAGTGACGGAAGCCCTTTTCTACTTACGTTGTTTCCGCTTACCTTTTTATGAATAGTGCTACCCTCTGTGTAGACTGAACCTTCGAGGCTTGAAGTCGCGCTTGTTTCAGTGCTCTTCCAAGGTGTGACGTTCGGCATGATGCAGATATAACAGTTAAAGTTACGGTCTGCAATACCAGGAACAAATGCCACATCAGTAGGTGCGTTAGCAATCGCAACTCTTGTCCAATCTTCCTCTTTTAAAATGATATTAGGCATCTTTTTTCTCCTTAATACTATTTGTTATCAATCATCATTTTTCTTTCTTGCTCTAACTTCCATCTTAACATCTTCTTCGTTATCAACAATTGTTTGCGCTTCAACACCTTGTATTGTGTCTCTTATTCTTACATCGAATAAGTAAGCGTTAATTATTTTAAACGTCATTGTGTATCTTGTAAACTGCCCATGTATCAATCTCTCTGGAATTGATGAGTTATCTTGTACCTCTCCGTTAAGAATGATTGTGCTGTTATGTACATAATTTGTTCCCTCATAGGGAATCTCTATACTAAGCTCAGGATAATTAATAAAGTTAAATGTTAACTCTCTTGCGTATTCATCTGCCTATGCTCTTTTACGTGTGAATATATCAAGCTGATAATCAATCTCTATCGGTATTGCATTCAATGTCTCAAGATGATTTCTATTTCTGCTTATCGTTAAGGCATTTAATGATAACGGTTGTTTATTAACATTCTGTATTGTGAAGTTTCCATTTCTATTTAAACAAATCAATGGAAGAACTAATTCTTTATCATTTGTCCTATCACTGTATACTTCGTAAAGATTTTGGATGTCATCGGGAGCAAGTATCGTACTAGAGTTGTTTAATCCCCACTTATATAATTTGTCTAATACTGCCTTATCATAAAGTGACACGCTCATATGCCGCTCCTAAACCTATTAAATATAATTGATGTTGTACACCAAGTTCTTGCCCTACTTTCTCAAAGGCATTAGAGAATAATGGGTAGCCTTTAAGTTCGGTATTTCCTTTGTCCAATAGTTTAATTAGACTAATTAATTTATACTTCGTCCCTTCGAGCATCAATTCTTCGTCAATGTAAATATCAAAACCTTTTTCTTTAGAATTCTGTACCTTCTTGTACTTTATTGCAGATACACCTTTTTGAACTATTACTATCGGCTCTACTTTAATATCAAGCTTGTCTAACATTATGCCAAAAGGCTCAAGCTTTTTAAGATTACATTCTCCTAATATTTCAATCCTTAATCTCTATATCAGAAAACGAATAAATCCTTCTGTAAATCTTTTGTCATTAACTAAGTGCAGCCTCATTGTTCTTCGCCGTAGTAATACTGTTTATAGGTTTTATCTCTACTGAGCATCTTCATCAGAGTTCGCCATCCAGCAAGTCTATAATTGCGCTATGCCCACTCTTTCTTCCAAGTGAGATGTACGGTGTCGGCATCTTCAAAGTTAAATCCTTGTCCGCTGTGGAATATCTCATTGCCTATTATCGCTCTCTTAGCTTTAAAGGGCAGTGCGGTTGATAACTTATATTCCTTTCCGCTTCGTGTAGTATATTCTACGTTTTTATCTACCACTCTCAAGAACTTATTAAACAGATATTCTATAATGTCTTGATTGGATTCTTTTGCGGACTTGGCGTCTTGTTTGTTATCGCCCTTATATATCTTCTCTGCTTCAAGCCTACTTACGAACGAGCCTTGTTTTGTCAAGTATCTCTCTGGTTTAGTATTGGCATTAAAAGCTATCGTATATGCGCTGAATACGTAGATGAAGCTATCGTAGTCCATTACATAATTAACATCATTCTCAAATATCTGATGTTGATATTTGGAAGAAGTAATTGTAGAATTCTCTATCTTGCCTCTTCTATCACAAGACCACATGAATTCAAACTTGTCTATGTTCTTGACGTCTTTTATATCATCATCGTAAGCCGTTAAGAAATATACGTCGCTATATCTTGTAATGTTTTTAGCAAGTTTCTTAGCCTCTTCAACAAGTTGAATATTGGGGTCTCTTTCATACTCATCATTGCCTATATTAGTTATCTCAATTTCGGGAAGATTAGGCAAGTGAATTTCTGCTGTCTGTATTAAAAGTTGCTCAAACCTCGGATTGTTGTAAAGAGCTTCTCCGTCTGGGCTTGCAAATTTTCTAAATGCTCT